ACTTCGCTGCTGGTGTTGGTGGTGCAATAACAGGTAGAGGAGCGGACCTACTGATCATTGACGACCCACACTCAGAGCAAGATGCACTATCTCCTACAGCCATGGAGTCTGCTTACGAGTGGTACACATCAGGACCACGACAACGTTTACAACCAGGTGGTAAGATTGTGTTAGTCATGACACGTTGGACGACAAAAGATTTAACAGGTATGTTGGTCAAAAATCAATCAGAACCGAAAGCTGATCAGTGGCACGTGGTCGAGTTTCCGGCAATCATGGACCATGGATCAAAGAACGCGCAACCTGTTTGGCCAGAGTATTGGAAACTAGATGAATTAGAAAAGGTTCAAGCAACACTGCCCACGGGTAAATGGAATGCACAGTGGATGCAGAATCCTACAGCAGAAGAAGGAGCTATATTAAAACGTGAGTGGTGGCGAACTTATGAAGGTGAAGACATACCACAACTACATCACGTTATACAATCTTACGATACCGCGTTTTTAAAAAAGGAGACAGCTGATTACAGCGCCATCACCACTTGGGGAATATTTTATCCAAGTGAGGATGAAGGGGCCAATCTTATATTGTTAGATGCTATGAAAGGCAGATACGAGTTCCCTGAACTTAGAAGATTGGCTCTTGAACAATATAAATATTGGATGCCTGAAACAGTTATTGTTGAGGCAAAAGCATCAGGTTTACCTTTAACATACGAACTTCGAAAGATGGACATACCAGTTGTAAACTTTAGTCCGTCAAAAGGAAACGACAAGCACGCACGTGTAAATGCTGTTGCACCTTTGTTTGAATCTGGTATGATATGGGCACCTGAGCAGAAATTTGCAGACGACGTCAT